TGGATATAAAGTCAAGTATCACAATTGTGAAGTTGAAGACTTGGAATTTTTGAAAATGATTCCATATTTGACACCAGATGGATCCTATAGATTAAGTTCTATGCCTAGCAGGATTCTCAAACTAGGTAAAGTACTTACTAAACCCACAATAATAGCAATGGAGAAAGACCCTATTAAAGCTGCTAAAATTACTGCGTATGCTGTATCAGAGGGATTGAGTCACATACCACGCGACATGCCTATACTGGGCACTTTCTTGAAAGTGATTGACGCTTTCAAAAAGAAAAAGAAATGTCGTGAACATTTAGTACAAGATTACTATAAAGTTACCTCAACCTCTCCCTTCTTAGTTAACAAAGAAGATGTGTATAAATTGTATTGTAGAAGATATAATTATACATTTGAAGAAATACAAGACCTCGATTCTTTCATTTCTTCTTTTACACCCCCAGGGGTTATTGCGCACCCCCTTTTATATAATTTGTATGAAAGGGACTATTAGTTAACTATTAAGGAAAGTCCTAGACAAGACGTTTAAAAGGTCTAACATGGGTACGTTAACCCCATGTTTCCGGGAAATGAAATAAACATAAATTTTCTTTTATGAACAAATGGTTAAGAAAAACAACAAACAAGGCGTTAAAAGAAATCAGGCTGCAGCTCAGCTCGCCTCGCAATTCAACGATAATCCGTATCTTGCCAGTCTTATTGACCCTGAGCACTCTGATCCTATTGGGATTCCCGATGCCTATTCTGGTTTAGTACACAAGTCTAAGATTATTAGTCAAAGAAGTGGCTATTTCTTAGGTGGAAACTGTTCTGGATTAGTATTTCCCTTAGTCAAAGGTCACTTAGCTACAACCAGTGCAGGTACTAGCGGGGAAACGTTGTACGTTCCTCGTTGGTACGATCCTGCTGATCATATAACACCAGCCGGTACATATGTTATTATGGAAGACGACAATGATGTTAATTATGCTAAATTCGATACAAACCCTCTTTATCCTGAGAGGGTTGCTCACATAGATGTTGGAAGTGGAGCCAGTTTCTACTTCTATACATCCCCAAAGATTAGTTCAGCAGACAGTTCTGGTGAGGAAGTTGTCTTGGAGCCTAGGCGCATAGATGCCACGGCTACAGCGGTTCCCTCATTAGGATATGTTACTTCAAGTATAAAGTTGTCTGTGCATTTAACAGCCAACATATCTGCTATTAATGAATTAAGAGCATTTGTTAGAACAATAACAGCTGGTGGAGTTATAACTACTAGCTATTCAGCATATAACTCAAGCACAGGAACTAATCATAATTTTCTGATTAGTATGCCTGCGAGTCAGTACGTCTTTGAATACGGTCTGGAACAAGCAGTTACTGCAACAGCTACTGTATATTTAGATAATTTTACAGTAGGTATATCAAGTTGGGGACAACTTGATGAAGGTTCAATGCGGTTCTATGATATGGGTGATTCTGACGAGTTTTCCCTCCTTAGGGAAGTATCTGATTCATTTCGAGTCAGTGCTATGTCAGTTTGGGTGATATATAATGGTGCTATGACTTCTAATGGCAAGATTGCTATTGGTATGGTTCAAGAGCATGGAGATGCGACAGCAGACGGTAATTGGGATTATGGTAGATTATCAACTACACCAGGATGCTATTCCGGTCCTTTGTGTAAAGGAGCTTATGCGTTTTGGCGACCAACCTCCAGCCAAGATACATGGTTTAAATCTCTTTTTGAAGAAAGAGATGTGAATTCTTATCTCGCCTTTGCAGTAGAAGCTAATGATGCTGCTGCACAAAATATAACAATTAGAGTATGCGCTCACTTGGAAGTTCAAACTACCAATCAGGTGTTGGGTCCTCGCCCTTCACTAGTGTACCCTAATTGGATTCATGATGCCCAAGCTAGATTGGCACTTATTCCATCTGGTATGGAAAACGATGAACATCTTAGAAAGATTGC